TTCGAAGGCATTAAATCCGAAGTAAACGGAGCAATCGAAAGTGCGAAGGCTGATAATGCTAGTGCATTAGAAAGCGTAAAGGCTGAATTAGAAGCTACTAAAGCTTCAATTACAGTTGTTAAGGATGAAATCGAAAAATTGGAAGCAAAACAAAATCGTTCAAAAATGAATCAAGTAGAAGTAAAAGGGTTTAATGCTACCCTTGCAGACGCTATCGAACAAAATGGTGATAGCTTAGCAAAATTAGCTCGTGGTGAACAAAAGCGTTCAAGCTTTATCTTGGATAGTAAAGCAGTTGGTAACATGACAGAAGCGGTTAACCTTACAGGTGACATCACTCGTCAATATGCTAATCAAGTTTATGCTTTACCTAGTCGTAAAGTGCATATGAGAAGCTTATTACCAATCGGTAGTTTATCTCAAGGTTTATTTACTTTCCCTTACGAAAGTGGTGGAGAAGGTGCTCCAGCAGCTCAAACTCAAGGTTCTGCTAAAGCTCAAGTTGATTTTGATATCACAATGAAAGATGCAGCAGCTCAGTACATCGCTGGTTATGTTCGTATCTCTCGTCAAATGTTAGATGATATACCTGCTATGACTTCTTTCTTACAATCTCGTTTGTTAGAGAAATATTTAGTTGCTGAAGATGCTCAAATCTTAAGTGGTGATGGTACTGCTCCTAATTTACAAGGTATCCTTCCTGTAGCTACTGCTGCAACTGGTGCTGCTACTGTAGATGTTGAGCAATTAGTTCAAGCTATTGCTCAGTTAGAAACTTCTAACTATTCTGCAACAGGTATTTTAGTTAACCCAACTGATTGGGCTGCTATCATGAACACTAAGAACACTAACGCTGCTTACAGCTTACCTGCTTCTACAGTTGTTACTACTGATGGTAGTGTATCTATCGCTGGTATCCCTCTTTACAAATCAACTGCAATCGCAGTAGATAAGTTTGTAGTAGGTGACTGGTCTATGGGTGCTCAAATCATGCAAAATCAAGGTATCTCAGTTCAATTCTCTGAATTTGATGCTGATAACTTTACAAAGAACATGATTACTGTAAGAGTTGAAGCTCGTATCGCTTTACCTATCTATTACGCAGGTGCGTTTATTTATGGTGATTTTGGTAATGTTGCTTAATCTTTAATTAGATTTACAATACAAGGGATAGCCTAGAAAGCTATCCCTTTTTGTTTACACTAAATTTTAGTTATTTTTGTAAAAATTAGCATAATGCAGATACTAAGAGATGTAACGACTACAGTAGCCCCTTCGGCAACAATCGTTACCTTACAAGCAGCGAAAGATTATTTAAGGGTAGACTATAGCGAGGATGATACTTTGATTACTAACCTTATAGAAACCGCTAGGATCAGATTAGAGCAGTACGCTTCAGTTGCTATGACTGCTAGAACCCTGAAGGTAGTAGCTTATGTAGATGAGTTTATTGAGCTTCCTTATGCTCCTATAAACAGTATTACATTGGTAGAGTATTGGGATGGTGCTGCATGGGTAGCAATGGTACTTGGAGATTATAGAGTTATAGGTGATACCTACAAAAAGGTTTATTTTACTTCTCCTATTATGAGTGATTTTAGATTCACTTATACTTGTGGATATGCCACTACTCCAGAGTCTATGAAAACGGCTTTGTTGAAGATGGTAGGTGATTTGTACGAATACAGAGAATCAAGTGTTGAAAGCTCTAAGCCTTCAGCTAACTTAACAACGGCTTACGAACTAATGAAACCTTACAAAAGGGTAAGTATTATCTTCTAATGATAGGACAATTAAAAAATAGGATTACATTTAATACTAAAACAAGCGTTTCTGATAGTGCAGGAGGGTTTGTGAATACTTTAGTACCATACTACACTTGCTGGGCTGAATTGGTCACTAATACCAATAGCAGAACTAATATAACAGGTAGGGATAGTATTAATGATGGGGTTACATTTAGGATCAGATATACAACAGGCAAGACATTTACTAATGCTCTTGTAATAACTTGGAAATCAAGGACTTATATGATTAACTCTATTATCAACGAAGCTGACTTGAATCAATATTATTTAATAGGTTGTGCAACACTTAAGTAATGGCAAAGTTTGGAGTAAAGATATATGGTGCTGATGCGATAATCAAGAGGCTTGAGGCATCTCCTCAAAAGATGATGGAAGAGTCTAAGCTTATTATTGATGCAGCGGTTATAGAAATAGCAGCTAAAGCAAAACAAGCCGTTCCTGTAAGTTCATTAAGTAAAGTTCATTTAAAAGATACAATTAGACATAGTAAGTTTGTAGTAGGCAAAGGAGCAAGTGTAAGCGCAGGTAATGTTAATGTTAAATATGCTGCTTATGTAGAATTTGGAACAGGGGATAGTTTTCAGATACCTGTTTATCCAAATGTAAATATGGGTGACTTAGAAGAATATGCTGCTACTTTTAAAAGAAGAAAAAAAGCTTTATTGGGAGTTCCTCATAGACCATATATGTTTAGTTCTTATAGCGAAGTCTTTACATCTATGATTAAGAAATTGAAGTCTGTTAAGATATAAATATATTTCATTAAATTTGTACCAAAATGAAGGACTGCGGATATACATTAAGGAAAGCTTATTACGATAAGTTTATCTCGGCTTCCTACTCATTAGCTGCTTATGATACCATAGCACCTGACACAGTAGAACCGCCTTTTTTGATTATAAGTAGTCAGACACAAGTGGACAATAGCAACAAGCAAACATTTGCATTTGATGTTACTATCCAATTTGACATAGTTTATAGGACTTTTAAAGCAGGAGAAGTAGGGCAGAAAACGGTTGATACTTATGCTAATGAATTATTAAACATAGTAGGAGTTAGACCTCAAGATTATCCTAGTACTGCACCTGACTTTAAAATAGTGACTTGTAAGATTGGTAGTAATATTGCTACCTTTGACTATGTGGATGAGGCATATGTGTTTAGAAGGGTGATAACAATGGAACATTTCGTGAATCAAATAACATAATATAAAATAAAATAAAATGGCAGCAACAGTAGGATTATTTAACGGAACTTCATTAGTAGTTCTAGTCAATGGACAAGTATTAGGGCACTCTACATCTTGTTCTTTAAGTTTGGCAATAGATGCTCCAGATGCATCTACAAAACAATCAGGTGGATGGGCAGATGAGATTGGTGGACAAAGATCATGGTCTGTAACAACAGACGGTTTATCAACAGTTGCACCAGGAGTTCTTGCAACTTATGTAAGCACAGATGAGTTAATGATTTTAGCAGCCGCTAGAACTGCTGTTACAGTAATGTTTACTACAGTATCAAGTGGATCTACCGTTAACGCTGGTGATGTATATTGGTCTGGACAAGCTTTTATTGAAAGTGTTGATATAACTGCCGATATGGAAAACGCAGCCACTTATTCAGTATCTTTCAAAGGAACAGGTGCTTTAGCTACAGGTACTAACGCATAGTAAAAACAAACCAAAAAAACCAAACATATGAGAGGACAATTTGAATTAACTCTTTCCGATGGAAAGAAGATACCGATGCGTTTTTGTACTTGGAGTCTTAAAAGATTCTGTCAATTACAAGGGATAGGGCCTTCTGACATAGGAGATGCTTTAAGTGGTAAAGATTCACTTGATGCTATTGTTAACTTAATGAAATCGGCTGCCGAATATCCATTATATTCTCAAGGAATCACTCCAAGTTTTACTGAAATGGAAGTGTGTGATTGGATAGATGATATGGGTGGAATGGGAGGTAATAAGTTCCAAGAGGTAATGGCAGCACTTGCAGAAAGTATGAATAGCGGAATAGATGATAAGCCAACAAAGTCAAGTAAAAAAGATGGAGTAAAAAAAAATTAGAGTGGATTGACATAGAAAGATATACAATGGGGGAGTGCAAAGTGCTTCCCCATTTGTTTTGGGAGATGACCATGGCTGAATTAGATTTTGTGTGGTACGGATATAGACACGAGGAAGAGCAACAATGGATTAGAACTAGGTGGCAGACAACTTTACTAATCAATATCCAATTACCAAAAGGTAAAAAAGTTAAGCCACAAGAGCTTATTGAATTAGACTGCGATACTCGTAACTTTGTGAAGCAGAGAGTGATGACAGAAGAAGAGCTAAAAGAAGTGTTAAATAAATATAAAATTGTTAAACCTATAATATAATGGCAGATAATCAAATGGTTAAGATAGTCTTTGACTTTGATCTAGGGAATGTTCCTGCATCAGCAAAGAAGCTTAGCCAATATTTAAAGGATAATAACTTAGATTTAAAATTTACTAAGGCAAGTGTAGACGGGTTATCTGCTAGTCTTAATCAATTATCTACTGCACAAACTAAAGCAGGTAATACTGCTGCCGCAGCAGGTAATCAAATTAAGAAAACAAATATGCAATGGACAAGTCTTGCATTAGTTATTCAAGATTTACCTTATGGTTTTAGAGGTATTCAAAACAACTTACCTGCATTAGTAGGCGGATTTGCAGCAGCTACAGGCCCAATTTATTTAGCATTTTCAGCATTGATTGCAATTACAACGGCTTATGAAAAAGAAATAGCTCAATTAATATATGGTATAGACGCATTCTCTATAGCTAATAAAAAAATGAACGAAGAGTTAGCTACAAGCATTGGCCAAGCTAAATCTCAAATAGCAGTAGACCAATCATTGCTTAAAATAATAAATGACACTACAAAAAGCACAAACGAAAGAGAAAGGGCTTTAGCGTCATTAAAAAAAGAATACGAAGGGAATATTGAGTTACAAAAGCTAGATATACAAGATGGTGATAAATTAGCTTTAGTCTATGATAAAATATCAAATGCTTTAATAAGAAGAGCAAAGGCAACTGCTTACGCTAGTTTAATCGCAGAAGAAGAAACTAAAATATTTAAACTACAAAATCAGCAAGGAGAAGAGGTTGTTAAAAACCTTGGATTTATGGGTACTGTTTATGGATTAGCTACAGGTGGTATGCTTGGATTTAATTCTGCATCAAATATAGTAACAAGTGCATTTTCTAAACAAGCAAAAGAAATAAATCAGTCACAATTAAACATAAAGCTATATACTGAAAAGCTTAATGAAAATACTGATGCAGCTAATAAAAATGCAGATGCACAATCTTTAGACAGTAGTGCTATAAAGAAAAAAGGGGATAATGCTAAAAAGGAAGCAGCTAAGTTGGCCACATATGTAGCTAAAAGACTAGCAGCATCTGGTGGAGAAACAACATATGTTGCAGAACCTGCATTAGATCCATCAAACGCGGCAAAGCTATTTAAAGCTAAGATGGCTTATGAAAAGAAAGCGTCAAAAGATAGAGTTGATTTTTTAAAGGGGCAATACCAATTAGAAGTAAGTGAAGCAGAGGGTAGTTTTGCTAAAATACAATTAGCAGAAGAAAATATGCGTATAGCATTGGATAAAGGGTTTATGGATGGTAGTATAAAACTATCTGAGTATATTGATGGTATAACAGAGCTTAGAAAAAAATCAAATCAAACAATATTAGCTGAATCAAAAGCAGCATTGGCCGATATGATGAAAATTGGAGTAGGTATAATGAATGCGTTAGGCCCAGCTTTAGATATGTTATTAGAAAAAGGGGAAAGTATTGGAGAGGTTTTATCTAAAGCATTCCAAGATGTAATTAAAAAACTTATTAAGGTAGCTATTGCAGCAGCTATTGCAGTTGCTTTATTATCGATATTATTTCCTAAGGTTGTAGAAAAAGGAGGAGGTGCAGGAAAGTTGTTTGGTGGATTATTTGGTCAGGGGATGGGATTAGGTGCTAATTTATTTGGAGGAGATTCTAATTCAGTTCCTGTTGTTCCCCCTGCTAAACCAACCGCAAATGGTGGTATATTTGGTGGCCCATCATTTAGACTTGTAGGAGAATATCCAGGAGCACAAAGTAACCCCGAAATCGTAGCTCCATTAGATAAACTTAAAGGTTTAATAGGTGGTAATAATGGCGGTACACTAGAAGCTAGAATAAGCGGAAATGATTTACTAATTTTGATGAACAAGGCTCAAAGAAACAATAACTTATCATTCTAATATGGCATTTACAACACCTAAATACGAATTAATATTTAATGATATATACCAACCACCTAATGGTGTAGTAGATGCGTATAGAATTAGAATATATTTAGATGGATATACAGGAGCTAAGTATCCATTATATGGAACTACAAGCCCAATAACAATAGAAACCATTAATGCAGATGGTGATTCTTATGTTCCTATTATAGCAACAAAGGCAACATTAAACATATATAACTCTCCTAACTTTGATATTCAAGAGTTTCTTAATGCAGATGATAATGACATAATGATAACTGTTGAGAATGGTACTGCTTCAGGTAGTTCATTTACTGCAACAGGTGTGATATGGAGAGGAAGTTTTTTACCATCAGAAAATATACAATTTAGCGTAGTTGATTTAGCTAGTTATTCTTTAGTGTTTGTAGATGGATTAGGTAAGCTAAAGCAAAGTAGATTATACTTTGATACTTTAAACCTATTTGGGTTTAGGGCAGGTTTTAAGACATCTATTATAAAATACATATCAGATGCCTTATCTAAATCAGACATTCAATTAGATATATGGGTTAATCAATTCTATCAAACCGCTAGTGTTGCTGGTAGGAATATAGAAGGTATGAATATTAGGAACAATTACTTTTGTACTGAACCTGGTACATACTTAACATATTATGAAATACTAGAACAATTATGTAGAAAATATGGATGGGAATGCTACTACAAAGATGACCATTGGCACATAGAAAGCTATGGTTGTTTAACTAGGAACGCTACACCGTCTTATTTTGTATATAATAATGCAGGTAATTATCAGTCAACTTATACGACAACATATCCTGCATCTATACAAGTAGATGGCACAAACAATTTTAAGCAACTAAACAAATCTATGTTAATGGGATTAAATATCCCTAAAAACTCATTTAAGTTTATACATAGAATACAAAATGCCAAAAACATATTAAATGCTTATTTCCAATCTTGGTCAGGGGCTGAACCTGATGCTTTTTATGAATTTGGGACAATGACATATAGTAAGTTGAACCCAACGGCAGGTGGTGTATTAATTACATCATATACTACCAATATGCTAGATACTGCTGATTACTTAAGAAGCGAGAATGTAAAAGTAAAAGCTGGTGATATATTAAATATAGAATGGAATGACATCAACATTGCAGGTAATGAGAATAGGTATAAGATTATGCTTATTCCTGATGATGTATCAAACCCATCATATTTTGTAAACGGAACTGCAACTTTTGTTGCAACAGATACTATGCTTTATAGGTTTTCTACTTATAGTGCTACATGGCAAAATCAAACCACAGTTCCTGTTGATGGCACTTTAACATTGTTTATATATAACCCTTTCTATGCAGGTGGAGGCACTTTCCCATATCAAGAATTAATATATTTTAATATTGCACATTATGGCACATCATCTCAAGTAAATAACTTTGATTCTGTTCAGTATCTATCTTATGTATTTAATAAATTTAATGCTCAAGATATGACATACGATATTGGTAATTATTTTACTAATAGTGCTCTTATAACTACTTTAAACAATTATCTTAATTATAATAATGATGATGCGGTAATGAGTTCGGTTTATTTAGGTACAATGGTAGATAATAACAATATTCATGTATTAGATGAGTTTGGCAGACAAACAAATAGTACTGAGCCACTTTATCAATTAGTAGCGGAAGATGTTGGGGTAGATATGCTAAAAACACAATATACAATACTAGGTGAGTTTAAGTCTTTAGGATATTGGATAAATAGAAGGTTTGACTATAGTTTAGGAACAAGTTATAACTATCTATTAAAAGACTTTAAGTGGGATTTAAAACAAGCAATTCAGTCATCTTCTTTATTTAAGATTAACTATAATGCTGCTATACCATTTAATCCTAATTTTGGGACACCTACATTAAACTTAAAAAAATAATAAAATGGCATCTGCGATTAATGGTACGAATATAGTTTTATATGAATATGATAGTAACGCTATCTATTACTTTAATGGAGGTACTGCACAAGGCACTTTTGATAGTATTGTGTGTAAGGAATTGAGCAGAAGCCAAGTGGCAGGTACTTCAGTTGACTTCAATAAAACAGGGGCAGGTACAATAGCTTCGTTTATTACGGATGCTCTTGATCCTGGTGTAACAACCATACCAGCAGGTACTTGGACTTTTAGTGCTTATTATTCTATTCTAACTGCTTTTGCAGGTGCTCAAGTTCAGTATGAACTATATAAATATAATGGTAGTGTTGCGACCTTATTGTTCACATCGGAAGTAAAGACCTTAACAGCCCTAACAAAGACCTTAATTTCTAATGAGATGCCAGTTACTCAAACGACTATAGCTGCCACAGATAGGCTTCTAATTAAGGTTATTTACGCAGGTACAACTACTAACCAAATTACGCTTTATACCCAATCTAGTAATCCAGCTCAAGTAACTACAACCATACCACTAGGAACTCCGTTTGGAGCTTCAACTAATTGTACTTTTAGTACCTCTGTAGATCAAAATGAAATTACTACTTATGCCTCTAATTCTTACAAAGAGTACATAGGTTCTCAAATAAACTGGGATGTAAGTGTAGATGGCTTAATTGCCTTGTCAGGTTACTCCTATTTGTCTTTATTGAGTAAGCTTCAAAACAAGCAGTCAATAGAGGTTAGATTCTCAATAGATAACGATAATGCTGACGGAAGTGGTACTTATGGCTATTCTGTTATTGCAGGAACTTGTAACATAGTTTCTTTAGACATTAATGGCCCAATGGAGAATGCTTCATCTTATTCAGCTAATTTACAAGGAACAGGTGCTTATTCAATAACAGGAACTCAAGTTATAGACGGAGGTTCTACAATATCAACTTCAAGCGTGAATAGTTTTTCTTATACGGCAGCAGGTGGTGAAACAACTGTTACATTCTCAGGTGCAATCGGATCTACTTGTATATCGGTTACAAGAGGTGGTGTAGAGGTTAGAACGATAGCTACAAGCGGTGTACCAACGGATGAAAATGTTAGCTTTAATAGTGCCACAGGAGTTCTTACCTTTGCAACGGCAAGACCACTAGAGGTGGATGAGTTTGTCAGAATGATTGTAAAATAATTAATTAGAAATATAATGAGTCAACAGATACAGATTACTGGAGGTGCGAAAGTTAGGGATTTACAAGATGTCATTATTGGCACAAGTGGGGTATTAAGTTCTCTAGCTTTTAATGTGGCTAATGGTGTACCTAAGCTTGACTCTAACGGAAAGATATTGGTTGCTCAATTACCAAATAGCGTTATGGAGTACCTTGGTACTTGGAATGCTGCTACTAACACACCAACCCTTGTAAATGGTACAGGCAATCAAGGAGATGTTTACTTATGTAATGTTGCAGGTACAGTTGACTTCGGTGCTGGTCCGATAGCTTTCTTTGTGGGCGACCAAGTTATTTATTCAGGTTCTATTTGGCAAAGGGCTTCAGGAGCAACAGGAACAGTAACAAGTGTAGCGGTTACTGAAAGCGGAGATAGTTTAAATATCACAGGCTCACCAATTACTACAAGCGGAACGATTAACATAGGATTCAACGGAACTAATCTTCAATATGTAAACGGAGCAGGAAATTTGACAACCTTTCCTATTTTAACAGGGTTTGTACCATATACAGGAGCAACTCAAGATGTTGATTTAGGTGCTTTTAAATTGAATGCTCAATCTTTACATATTAAAGGAACAGGAGGTCTTGGTCATTTAGGATTAAAGCATCAATCAGCAAGTGCAACCGCAGCAGCTAATGAGGCATCTTTATTTGCAGATACTCTTGGGGATTTAAGTTGGTTAAATGGTAACTTATATTTAAGCAAGTTTATTACATCAGGTAATACTGCTGCAAGGTCATATACATTCCCTAATGCAAATGGAACAGTTGCTTTAACAAGTGATTTAACAGGGTATCTTACTGCGGTAACTGCTACATCACCTTTGAGTTCAAGTGGTGGTACAACGCCTAATATAACGATTGCACAGGCAACTACGAGTGCAAATGGATATTTATCTTCTACGGATTGGAATACTTTTAATAACAAACAAGCAGCTATTACTTTAACTACCACAGGAAGTTCGGGGGTTAGTACGCTTGTGGGTGCGACTTTAAACATCCCTGATTATGGTTCAGCCTTAACAGGATATGTTACTTTAGCGACCACCCAAACCATCACAGGTGCTAAAACCTTTAGCGGTTACACAACCTTTACATCAACAGTAGATATTACAAGCGGATTAACTTTCAGTAATTCAGGGTTTACTTTGGTATTACAACCGCCTACATTAAGTGTAAATAGGACAGTTACTTTTGATGCAATCACAGGAA